TTTAACCGCTCTTTATCGATTTTTATAAGCATAGGTGCTTTGCTCCTTCCTGATCTTCACGCACTTGTAATCCCAATATTCGTCTTTAGCCTGCTGCGGAACGATGTTGATGTCTCTGTACGATGTGTCTGTCTTGCCTTTTTCGTACTTGTCGCAGTATTTCGGATCATAGGCCATCTTGCCGTCTTGGAAGATCCTGCTGCGTCCGGTGCAAGTCATGTAATTGCAGGATATCTTCTGATCTGTTCCGCCCCGGTATTTGCAAGTGCTGCATAGTTTTTTAGTTATCTTCTCCATCCCTCAACCCCTTCAACTCATTAAGCTCATCGAAATACACCTTTAGAAGCTTTTGCATGAAACAATATTGCCGAACGTCTGCTTTATACTTCCGATCCAGAGCATGAACGTCATCTGTGAAAGAACTTGTATCTGCTCCGACCGGGAAATACTTTTTGAATATCGACCATACATCGGCTGAAATTCCTTGATATTCCGATATTGTGTGAATTTTTCTATCCATGATCTACTCCCTTCGGTTACACAAGTTACACCTTGGTTACACCTATGTGTAACCGCGCAATCCCTTGTGGTTGACGCGTTTATCGACTGTGGTTACACAGTTACACCTTTTTGTGAAAATCCCTATACGCGAGAAAAATCAAAATTTCGTTTTTTTGGAATTTATATATATACATGATTAAAAGTGTAACGTGTAACCGTGTAACCTATCACCTGTTATTATAACGCTCGTTATTTGAATGGATTATCATCGTCAATGCCCATTTCTTCAACACTTTCGGCATTCATGTCGAGCATTACGCACCGGACCGAGCAACCGTTAATTTTTGTAACCACCTTTGTTTTCCCTTGCGGATCAATTTTGATAACCTCATTCTTTTTCGCCCAAGACAGGAACGCTTTTGATTGAAATCCTGCTTCCTTCATGATCCGATCGAAGATCTTGCCGACTATAATTGCATACCGATCTATCTCCCGGAAGATTCCCCATCGCTCCATCTTGTTGTCCGGATCGTTATCGAACCGTGTGGGATTTGTGGCAATCGTTTCCTTCAGAAACTGATAAGCTCTCAAATGCTCTGAAACTTCGCCTTTATTCTTCAGAAGATCGCAGCAGGCTTCAAAGTCTAACCGCACTCCGTCCTGAAAGAGATACTTTTCAGATATTTCATCCGCTGCCATGATGATCGACATTGGAAGAATCTGCTTTTCCTCTTTTTCGATGTTCTGCTCCCGGGCATATTGCTGAATCTTTTCAAAAAACTCTCTCTGGATCCGTCTGATCTCATCGAACCCCATCAGCTGAACCTGCTCAACAAACTCTTTTCCGCAAAATCCGTAATTGTGACGGACTATATCAGCCACTTCGTTTCCGTTGTCAAAGATCGTTCCTTCCATTTCGATATCAATGATTCTGTTTATCGCTCCGCCTTGCATTGTTTCCGTTACAAGGGAATGTTCTGCGTTTGTCAGGATGCAGTTATGCCAACTTGTCAGCTTGTTGATACCAAGATCCTTATTGGAACGATCACGGCCCTTACCTGCGCACCACCGATACACAAGCGAGCTGAAGTCCTCATCGTACTGATTCTTGACCTGTGCCATATCATCTAATGTCATCGGCAGGCTGTTTAAAGTGTTCAGGCGAACTTCCATAGCCGTATTTGTGGCCTTTGCGTCCGTCATGTACGCACCTTCATTCGGATCCGCCCAGATAGACGTTGCGACCATGAGTGCTACCGTCTTACCTTTTCCGGTTTCGCCCCACAGATCGACAACGAACGGCAATGCCCCGACAGGCTCTACCAAGACCGAACCGAGAGAAGCTGCTATATATATCAAAACTTCAATTCTCCGGTCTTTCCTGATCTTCTTGATACACTCATACCAAAGTTGCCTGCTGCCGACCTGCTTGATGGAATTGAACAGGCTCAAAAGATACTGCTCATTGTCAAAGACCACTTCTGCACCATATGGCATAAAAACGTTACCTATCCAGCCGAGCCTTGATGTTGATGTTTGCTCCCTGATATCTTCCGGATTCCAAGCTTCAAGCTCTGCCAAGAACTGAACTAATTGAGCCGCATTTTCACTTGTTATCTGAACTCCGTTATCAGCCAAGGCCAAAATCCCTGATCTTGATGCGATTGACTTCCTATCTATAAAGCAGCTCTTCCATCGCCCCCGGATCTTGTAACAGATCTCGGCCTTGTGGATACCTGTCTCGGCATTTATAAGGATCCTTTTGATGTATATAGGATGCGGACACGCTACCAACCGGCCACGTTCTCCCAGAATATAAACACCTTCTTCTGTTGCTACCCACGAACCGCAACGGAATGTAGGCTGTTCGCTGAACTCCGTTATGTTACTCGGCTTGTCGGAAAATTGAAGATTTGCCTTCTTAATTTCCTTCCGATATGCCTGATAGAGTCTGTTAAAATCCGTTTTACACTTTAACTCGGCTGCTCTGGCAACAAGATCCTGCCGATATTTTTCCATCAAATAAGCATCATCAACACCGAAAAGCTCTTGAAGCACTTCTTCAGACAATAATGAATCTCTGTCTAATTTCTTTACATCTTCTAAAAACATTCGCTTCTTCGACCTCTTCCCCTTCTAAATACTTGTTTTCGTAAACGTGCCATAAATACGGTAAATTGTTCTGCGCATAACACCATTCGTCCGAGAACGGTTCCTGATGGTCTATCATGAAACGGCACATATCTATTGCGCCCATAAGAGCCGATCTGAACCTTTTTTCGTTCTCCGCAGCCTTCTCCCGGAGTATTTTCTGCCTGTTGTAATGAGCTTGTGCGTTTGCTTTAGTTCTCTCGGATCCGTAACGCTTATATGTTCCGCCAAGAAGCTTGAAAGCCTGTTTGAAGTCACAGTTTTCCATTTCCTGAACGAATGAGAAGATGTCACCGTTTGAACCGCAGGCAAAACATTTATATCCGTCCTTGAATACCTTCATGCTCGGATGCCGTTCTTTATGGATCGGGCAACAACACATTCCGTTGCTGTTTACTGAAACTCCGTACTTTGACAGAACTTCACGCATCGTAACGCTTCCTTTTATCTCTTCTGCTGTCATAGATCCAAAATCTCCATAATCCGATGCCCTGTCTCTTCCTTTGAGCAGAATTTCCACTCCACACCGTAACGCTCCGACATTGAAACCATTGATTTGTATAAATGATCTCCGCTGATGCACTTCGGTGATTCTTTCTTCCGGGGATTCTCCCAGAACAGGACATCAACAAGCTCTTTGATCGGACCACCATGCTCCACAAGAAAAACTATCTTCACTCCATGCTCATGCGCTCTTTTTATCTCTTCGTGAAACCGCTTTTCACAGATATTCCCTGCCAATTCGTTCAAATTCTGCTTCCGGTCAATTACTGTGAGCTGACTATCGAGCCTTGCGTAATCGCCAACCCACAGTTTTGACGAAATGTGCGGAACTCCGCATCTGTCGAATGTAGCAATGATCTTCCTTATGGCACGTGCTTTTTCTCTTGTGTCGATAATAACTGTCATGACAGGAACGGATTCTCCTCATCAGAAGTTTCTTTTTCCGGATAGGAATCATCAACTTCTACTTCAAAGATCACGAAATTGTTATAGGTAACCTTCTTTTCCTTGTCATAGTGATTCTCAACACCGCAACGGATGATCTTGAATGAATCGCCTTCTTCCAAGTGATCCATTGTTTCATGCGCCTGACCAACCATCCGAACGAATCCGCCAAAATCCTGCGAATACTTCCCGGACTCTTTGTCCTTCTTTGATGTTGATATACGGATATCTGAATACTTATCCCCTTTGCGTTTTACTTCCCAAATCTTGGCAAATGATCCTGCTGAAAACATTTACTTATCTCCCTTCTTTGCTTTTATGGCTGCTTCGAGCTTCTTAACCGCATCATCGTACTTATTGGCAGGAAACTCTGGCATTGTTGCTATGTTGTATATCTCCCGGAACTTATCTTCCGTGATCTCCGCCTTTTTCAGAAGCATATTGAGAGTCTCAAGCTGTCCTGCATTAACATATTCATTCAGAACGCTTGTGTCAGATTCTTTTCTTCTGGTTGAAACTCTCTGCTGCTGATCTGTCTCGTTGTGGTACTCATCCGAATCAGGATCCTTGATATCGTCTATCAGAAAAAGTCCGTTTAATGCGTATTTTCTTGCGTAAGAGCTTGCCGTTCCTGTTATCTGTGGCTCATCCATCCCTTTTTTATCGAGCGGCTCCCTCGCATATGCCGTCACGCAGATCTGTGGAATCTCCGGCTTCTCGATATCCACGAAGAAAGCATTCGCTACAACATAAACACGACCGGAAAGCTCTGTGATATGATCCTGAAGGAACACAGAAGCCTTATATTCTGCCAGAAGCGGCTTGACCGCTTCCAAAATATCCTCACATGATCGATAATTATATTTCCCGAAGGAATTTCGCCTGTTTTTCGGAGCTTTCAGTTCTGTCTGAATAGCTGCCAACTTTTCATAAATGTTCATTCTTCTTCTCCTTCTTCCGCTTCTGTAACTCTTGATGCCCACATATCCGCGAAATGTAATACGAGCGATAACGGAGTCTCGTTTCCATTAAAAGAATATTTCAACTCTGAATACATTCCGTTGTGGTAAAGGATCGCGAACTCTTCCTCTTCTTTGAGGCCAATGTAACGTTCTGCGATAGCAATGCTCCTGATCTCGTGCGGAATGTATAACAATTCCTTGTTTGTGATGTACGGTTTGCTGTCACTTCTTTTTCCGCTCTTCAGGATATTCTCAACATAATTCGGCTTGTCATGATCGCCCATCTTGCCAAGATCGTGCAAAAGTCCGCAAAGTACGATGCTGTCATGTGGTATATTTGCCTGAAGTGCGCGATCAAGCTCGATCATTCCGAAATAGACGTTTAGCGAATGCTCTGCAAGTCCGCCTTCTTTCGATAAGTGATGCGCTCCGGAACATGGAGATGTGAAAAATCCACCATCTTCCATGCACTCAATGAGAGCATCAACGTCATAACGATGTGTTTCTTGTAATAACGAAACGATTTTTCCCTTTACTTCCATACTTAACTCCTTCTAAATCACATCTTCTTAAGCAAACCTTCGAGAAATTGTCTCTCGCCAAACATCCCATCCGCAGCTTCCAAAAAACCCATGTGATGATGATATAGGCAAGCGCTTCCGAGATCTCCCTTGTGATACTCGATATCTTTGTTCACTTTCAGCAATCTGCTCTCAAGCTCTGCTTTTACTTCTTCGATTGTCATCATGCGTTATCCCCTTCCTTATTCATATATTCAAGAATCCTTACAAACAGATCCTTGTGGTACTTAATCAGCGTTTTAACGGTTATGTAGTCCTCAACTTCGTCCAATGCCTTCAAGATCCGCTCAAGCTCTGACAGATGATTTTCTTCATATTCATTGTCAAGCGGAGCATTCAGGTGGATAATCCCGGCATCAGCTGCCTTCTGGATGTCCTTCATCAGCGCGAAGTTTACGAACGGCTCATCATTTACCCTTGTCATTCTTCATACCCGGCCAAGCAAAGACCGATTCCGATTGAGAAGATAATCGCGTATGTCCAGAACAACAGATCTGAATCCATCTCAATGCCGCATAACCCAAGTCCGCCGATAAGTGTTAAAAACCAACCCCAAACGTACTTTCTCCCCTTCTGCATGGCTTATACTCCTTTCATTAGATTTGCGACCTGCTCATCTGTGATGTAATATGATCGCCTTGATTTTGTGCCGCCGCAGGATGCCCCGGGAATGCGTCCGATCCGAATCATCATTCGAACGGCTTGTTCCGAGATCTGCATCATCCGAGCTGCTTCCCTGATGCTGATTCTTTTCATATCTCTGACTCTCCGTCTGCCAAGAACGTGAGCATATCGACTTTAAGTGCCTGACAGATTCTGTAATATTCCATGACTTCAAGCTTGCGTGTTCCGGACAGAATGGCTGCTAATGTTTGAGCAGAAATGTCCGTTTTTTCAGATAAGAAGCTCTGTTTGATACCATTCTCGGTCAGATATGCCTTGATTCTTTGACCTACCATATCTAGTACCCCCTTTCCTCAATAGTCTTAATATTTAGTACCGACATCATGACTATAATACTAAATTTTAATACTGTCAATACTAATTTTTAATATTATCTGAATTTTTATTCAGAATATCCGATAAATAATATTGAAAACGCAAATATTAAATGTTAGTATTTTCATACCAGAAAGGAGACGGAGCATGAAAAACAAAGACACAGCAATCAGGGAAGCAATGCGACTCAATATTATTGCAAATAGGAAGAGAATGAACCTTCGCCAAAAAGACCTTGCTGATCTTATGGGAATAAAGAAAAACACCGTTGCATCATGGGAGCAGGGATTATCCACTCCGGACATAGACACAACGGTTAAGCTTCTGAAACTGTTTGATATGGATTTTTACACTTTTATAGGAGAAAACAGATGAGACGTGCCAACGGAGACGGATCCATCATCAAACTGTCCGGGAACAGACGGCGGCCCTACACAATCAGGCGAATTGTCGGATGGCGCGAAGATGGCGGAAGAATAATAAAATATCAAGGATATTACCGGACGCGGCGAGAAGCGGAAGCTGCTCTGGCAGAATACAATTCAGATCCGTACACGATCAGCAAGAAAACGCTCGAAGATGTCTATAAGGAATGGTATGCAATCCAAGAGCAGAAACGGAGCGAAGGAACGCTAAAAGGTTACAGAATCGACTTCGGACACCTGAAAGCACTTCATAATATGAGAATTAAGGATATCGACCGCTCCGAGCTTCAGAAGGTTTATGATGCCGCTGACGTGAGCAAGAATACGCTCAAAAAGATGATGCAGCTCATCAACATGGTATTCTCATATGCCGTCAGAAGCGGAATATTGCCCGTTTCCGCCCTTAATCTGAATAAGGCTGTAAATATACCCGTCAAAGGACAAAAGAAGCAGAAATCACGCGAAATCATAAGCAAGGAAGATATTCAATTACTCTGGGATCATAAAGATAACGACTATGCGAGAATTGCACTTGTTTACATATATACAGGACTTCGTTTCTCTGAATTGCAGAATCTCACAGCGGACCGCTGCCACGAAGATTATATTGAGATAACAGAAGCGAAAACGGAAGCAGGGAACCGGATCGTGCCTCTGTCCGATAAGGTGAAGGGATTGCTCCCGATCATGCAGGTGCCATCCCGGACAACATTTGAACGGCATTTCAAACAATTCCTGCCTAATCACTATATTCACGAGACAAGGCATACCTTTATTACGATGATGACAGAAGCAGGAGTTGATGACAGGATAATAAAGGCCATAGTCGGCCACAAATCGAATGATATCACGCAAGTTTATACACATATTAGTCTGAATGTAATGTTGGAAGCTGTAAATCGCTTGTAGACCTTGCGTATACCATTATGTGTACCAACGAAAGAATAACATAACGTTATATAACGTAAGATAACAACGTAAAAATGCGGATTTCCTATATATGCGCAGTTCTCAACTAATCGTTAAGAATACTACCAAATAACGCAAAATCAACGGTATTTTGCCTTTTGTGTACCCTTATGTGTACCCATGAAATCAAAAGATTGATTTTTGCATGGTATTTCTCTTTTGCTCTTTATTGAAATGTAACGCGACAAAAAAAGAGCCGCCCGGCATTACCCGTAAACGGCTCAAAAAAGGGGAAGTATAAAAATAATAAGGGTAACCTAACTCATTCCGGGCAAACTCGCCCATGTTTTTGGTCCGATGATCCCATCGGTTACAAGTCCGTGATTTTTCTGCCAAGCTTTGACAGCAGCCTCGGTTTTCGGCCCGAATATTCCATCTGCATCTCCACAAGCATATCCGTTCAGATTAAGGAACATCTGCCAATGACGGACATATTCATTCCTGTCTCCGCGTCTTAACAAAGGGAACTGATTGACAGCAGGATCTGATTTGATTTCGCCCCTTGCATACATCTGCCATCGTTCTGCTGAAATATATGCTTTGTCGAGATCAAGATTGCCATTATATCCGGGTAAACGTCCTCGAGAAGAATACTGAAAAATCACACAATCTTTCCAAGCTCCGAATCCTTTGCTGTCTGTCCACGGATTTTCCTTATATCCTGTATATTGATAATTTGCATATTGAGCGCACCAAAAAGGGAATGACGCATCCCAAGTTGACGCATATTGCCTCGCGACAGACTTTGACATGTATATGAACGGTTTTATCCCGGTCTTTTGCTCCACATACTTCAACCATGCAATGGCATATTGAGGATTGTTGAAGTTTACATTGTCATCCTTCTCCCAATCGAGGCAAAGTATCGCTTTCCCGATGTAGTCCTTGACCGTTCTCAAAAACTTCTCTGCCTCGGGAATTGCTCCACCCTGCGATGCATAATGATATACACCGAGAAACTTCCCGAGCCTGTCAGCTTCCCGGATCTGTTCTTTGAATGTCGGATAAACATAGTCCGAAGATCCTTGAGATGCCTTAACGATGACAAACTCGCAGGGAACGGCAGACAGATTTATTCCTTTTTGATATCTTGATATATCAATTCCATTCATGACTTATCTTCTTTTTTGTAATAGTTATAATTACTGATGCAAAGGATCGTGCCGAGGAAGGTTGCCACGGCCGTGATCGTCTGCGCGATGGATGTGCCGAGATCCGCCCATCCCCATATTTTCGATATAACAACGATAAATGTTGCAAGAGCAGGCAGAACAATAACACATAACCACTTCAGCCAAAAATACAATCCATTGTTGAGAGTTCCGTTTTTCATATCAATTCTCCCTTCATCTGTCTCTTAAGATGTCTGTAACAGCCTGTTCGAGCTTATATGTGCGTTCAATAACATTATTGTGCTTCTCAACCCGGCTCGATAACGTCTCGATCTTGACATCGATAACCGCAAATTGCTGCTGAAAGTTCGCATTTACTCCGGAGATGTCATCTTTCAGACCCTCAATGTTTGCCTTAAGTTCTTCCCTGGTCTTGTCCTGATCCTTCTTGGCCGTGATCCGCCAAGTGGTCAAGCTTCCAATAAGTGTTACCGCGCCCGAGATGAGCGCACATATAATTGCTGAATCCATCTGTTTCTCCCATCAAAAAAGCACCCCGAAAGAGTGCCAAAATCTTCAAAACTACCCCACATGTTACGCATTGTTAAGAGGCTTGTGGGGTTCATTCTTGTTTCGCTTACGTTTCATAGGCTGTTTCCTGTTTTACAATGATAATTGTACTTTGTACCTAATGTGTACTTTCCGTTTTCATTGATGTACTTACTGGACATTTAACTATCATGTCTAATAGATAGCACCTTCTTCGCTTACGTTTCAGTATGCGCAACATTTTAGCCTATTATAAATACATCGTATGCGATAGTCCCCCAACCACTACTGTCTGACTTTATACCAACTTTGTTAGGCTGTACATCAACATAAAGGTTAGGAAT